GGTTGTTGAATTGTATCGACAAGGCTTCATATTCTCCAAACAGATCGGGGAATTGAAGGTTGGTGCGAAGCTCGCTCTGCCTTTCAATGTTCACTACCAAGCATTGAAAAAGCTTCATGAGAAGGCTGCATCATCCAGTGCTTTTACCGGTGGTGCGCGACAGGAACCCCTTGTGATTTGTTTGTCGGGACCTTCGGCTCAAGGGAAATCTGCCTTGATGTACAGTGTTGCCACGGAGTTGTTGAAGGTCAAGGGTATTCCCAAAGATATCCATGGCAAGCCTGATATTTCACAGGAAATCTATTCGCGAACTGTTGAGACCGAGTTCTGGGATGGCTACAAAAATCAGCGCATCACTCTGTTTGATGATTTTCTGCAAATTCGAGACAGTGAATCTACCCCGAATCCCGAGATCATGGAACTCATTCGAACAGGCAATTTGACGAAGCTTCCTCTACATATGGCAGAACTGTCGGATAAGGGAGCCACCTGTTTCAATTCTGAAATCGTCATCTGCACATCCAACCAGAACGTTCACGAATATTTTCCGAAATCGATTGCTTGCAAGGAAGCGTTGCGGCGCCGTTTTGATGTCAATGTGATGGTTCGTGCGAGAAAGGAAGTGTGTGTCTCTCGTGATGGTGGCTACTACCTTGACGAAAGAAAAGTCCGGGAAAAATTCGGTTGTGCGTTCTCCACTGATGTTTGGGAGGCGCGCCGTGTTTGTCCAGTGTCCGGTGACGATTTGGGGCCATGGATGTCGTACAGTGAACTCATCCGCATGTTGTTGACTGCGTATGAGAAGAAATTTCAGCGTGGTGCAGCGCTCAAGGGCTTCCTGGAGGAACTTGCGGACAAACCACTTGTTGAAGCTCAAGGGTGGTTGGACGTGTTCTGGAAACCAGGCTCAGCAAGCGATTACGCTCAAGAACCCATTGATTGGGTTTGGATGAGGCCTGTTTTTGAAGATCCCAGCGTGGTTCGTACTTTGTCATCGATGCAGATTGCGGGATTGTGTAGTGAGGCCCACAAGCTTACCGGGATTTTCCATGAGGAAATTGTGGTTAAGATGTGGGAGTCTCCCAGCAGACTTGTGAAGAGCGGTGAAAATTGGAAAACGATGATTTTCGCGCACGTCTCCAATGGCAAGCAGGTCTTTTGTGATGACGCAAGTGCCGTGTATGCTGATATTGCACGGAACGATCCCTTGTTCGTGTTGAGCACTAGGTGTATCGTTCAGTCCCTTGAGCGCCGCGAGTGTGTTAGCAGTCTTTGGCTGCCAGGTCTGAAGAGCGCTCTTGCTGAATGGCGCAA